TATTTGGAAGTTGTAATGATGCATCAGGACTAATCCTAATACCAATGGCTTGTGCATCATCTGATGAATTAGAGTAACCAACCACTTTCGCGGTTATTTTAGATCCTATTACTGTATAGTTATCATATATCTCTGCTAACATATCATAGTGGCGTGGTTGATGTCCTGTACCACTGTAATCAGGATCAAAGATGTTATTCGCCCTAAAGGTGTGATAAGCAGTTCCGTCCGAAGGAGCATCTAATACTATCGTATCAGTATAGCGAAGTTTACAAGTATATTTTAATGGAAATCCAACTCTAAGATTTTTACGTCTTTTTCTGTATTTCATACGACGTCTTCCTCTACGTTTTCTTTTTTTTTTATTATATTTACGTTTTCTGTATGGCATTTTGGTTTAATTATAGTATATATTTTTTTTTTATAGGTTACAAAAAAGGTTATCAAAGATGAACTATTAGATGCGATCTTATAACTATTAGATGCAAAGATGAACTATTAAATGCAAAGATGATAAATTAGATGCAAAGATGAACTATTAAATGCAAAGATGATAAATTAGATGCGATCCTAAAGTGTAACCTCACAATTTAATATATTATGTATATTAAATGAAAAATATTTCGCAAATTGCTCAAAAGTGCTCAGAGGGTAATACTGGAACCTCTGAGCAAAAAAAGAATAGAAGATATGTCTTTACAAGTTTTAATGAAACTGAACCAACGTTAACTACCAAGATGAAATATATTTTATATGCACCTGAAATATGCCCAGAAACTGGTCGAAATCATTGGCAAGGTTATGTTGAATGGAAAAGCCAAAGAACTATAAGTGCTATTCAAAGAGAATATAAGAAGTTAAAATTACCATTTGGTAAATTAATAATAGCACAAGGTGATATAGGACATCAATTGGATTATATAAGGGGACCTTATAATAAAGATGGGAAAACTAAACCGTATAATCCTGATTGGAAAGAATTTGGTAAAAGACCTAAAGGTCAAGGCCATCGTACAGATCTTGTTGAATTAAAGAATACCATTATGAATGGTAAAAAAGTTGATGACATTGTAATTGAAAATCCAATAGCTTTTCACCAATACGGTAGGACACTTGAAAGAATAGAAGATATCTATCTATGTAAACAATGGAGAAAAGAAATGACAAAAGGTATTTGGTATTATGGACCTACCGGAACAGGTAAATCTCACGAAGCGTTTAAAAATTACAATCCTGATACTCACTATTTATGGGTGAAGGATGGGAGATTCCAAGATGGTTATAGAGGACAACCTATAGTTATTATGAATGACTTTAGAGGTCATATAGCCTATGATGATATGTTGAATATTGTAGACAAACATCCATATTTTGTTAATAGGAAGGGAAGGAGACCAATACCGTTTATATCTAAGACGGTAATCGTAACTTCTCCGTTGACACCAGACGAAGTTTATCATAATAGACGTGATAAAGACGACATTGAACAATTATCAAGACGTTTTACAGTTATTGAAAAAAAGAAAAGATATATTGATTTAGCAGAAGTAGAGTAATATAGGTATAGTTATTATTATTACACAAGATAACATAATTGTTATTATAAGACAATCGGGGAGATGAGACATGTTTATATATAGTATGTTATTTTTTTCTTAACCTAAACCCCCCACCGCTTCGCTCCTTGAGGGGGTTTAAGGAAAGAAAAAAATTAATGTATTTTTATTTTTTTATTATTAAGGTTTATCTATGTCCACTTCTAGCCCTTCGGGCTAGCTGCGCCGTAGGTACGATCGTTAGACGCAGGTGGGGGCCTTGCGGCCATTTAGTCCTGAGGTAAATTACCTTTCATTCCTGTGAATACACATATATAGTCAACTGTTATTAATAGTCTTAGCTGTGGAGGGTTATCAGCGATATCTGCAAGCATTCCTGCAGCTGTTGTAAATACTGTGAAGAAGTCTTCTTTTGATGGACCAGATCCATCAGTTTGGCCCATAAGTACATCGTCATTTGTTGAACCGCCTATAGCTTTCATACGACGTTGAGACCATTTTTTTGTAATTGTTCTTGTTTGTAGAGGTTCAGTTGATTTAACCATTGTCCATGTAGTTGCCGCCGATCTACCCATTTCATGTAATGCGGCTATATCTGTATTTGGAAGTTGTAATGATGCATCAGGACTAATCCTAATACCAATGGCTTGTGCATCATCTGATGAATTAGAGTAACCAACCACTTTCGCGGTTATTT